AACGCTCTGTCAATTTTATTAATCAACTCCTCTGTATTATTATACAAAAATTCTTTTGATATTAACTCCGGGTAACTGAAGTTATCTGGAGCTATTGGAATACAGTGATTCTTTATTGCGTCTATGACTTGATATCCAAAAGTTTCCTCATTTGAAGTAATCAAAAGAACCTTAGATTTGGCTAAGGCATCATAATACTCATCCCAGGTTTTAGATTGTGGAGTATAAATCTCACAATTAAAGGCCTTACTTACTTTGTCTTCTAGGTGAGCATTCCGCTTCTGCTTGCCCTTTCTTGCTACAGAGGCTATATTATACTCCTTAGGGTAGACCTTGCCTGTAAAGGGTGGAAAAGGCATATACGTCAGTAGTACATTATCCCATCCTTTACTTTCAAGTTTGACTTTGTGGTAATAAGATCCTACAAAAATAGTATCAAACAGTTTGGATTGATACTTCTCGATTGGATATTTAATCTTACGTACCTTGGCAAAGTAATCAAATCTGTTTAGACTTGTTGCATGACATATGGCAAAGCATTTCTTAGGCCTTTTGTGTAAAAGAATATTTGCAAACAATCCTGGGTAACTCAAATCACAAAGTAACAAAGTGTCATTGTCTCGCAAAGATAGTGAAGTGTACTCATAGATCTGCTGTGCTTCCATTTCCATGGCTTCCTTCCAAGGAGAAAACTGTTCTGAGTTACTTTGTATTGAAGGAATAGATCCCCCTAAAACTAAAACTTCATCATAGAAGTTTGAAAACCATTCGGGTAATCTGTCATACCACCACTCTTGATATCTCAATTTGGCAGGGTACTGTGGAACTAAGATAAGTCTTTCCATCCCATTATCCATTTAGTGTATCCTTCGAACAGATAGTACTTATGGTCATATTCCCACAATGATTTTTTATTGGGGTACAGGTAATTCAACGCCGTTAGTTTTGCCACAGGATCTTGTACCACATGAATGTAAGGAGCATTCATATTTGTTGAATAGAAACAAATATTAGAAAGCCCTTCTCGGAGTAAATTTTCACCCATGGCTCCATACTTTCTATGCTCAGGATGCAATTCATATGTATGATCGGGGAACATATAAATGACATCACTTGCAGTGAATTGTAAGTCTGAGTATAATGCTACTTGATGTTCAAAAAGTAATGTGGTTGACAAGGCTTCCTGCCTAATGGCTTCAGTAGGAAATACAACCATTCGAACACGCTTTGCGTGTAACAATTCCCAACAGCCAATAATCTCATCATCAGCATGGGGTGCTATTATTATGAATTCTGGTTTTGCCATAATGGATCCAATTGTAGAAATTCTTCCCCTTCAGGTAAAGGACAATCCTTTATCCATTCAATAAACTTAACATTCCACCCATGTAGGGTTATAGGAGGTAATTTTACATCACAAAATACGTTGAGTCGCATACTACTCGGCTTGTAATGCATCATACAAAGGATGTCATTCAACCTTTTGAAGTCTTTTAACCCATCTTCATCATGCATGGTAAAAGTAATTCCATTCAGTTGGCTAAAAATAGAAACCAAGTAATCATTGTCCAAATGTTTTGGTAACCAACTTGCATATAGAATCAGGGCAGGAAATCCACATCTTTGTTTCTCTTCTCCCTTCGCGGATTGTAAAGTTGTTAGGTACGTCAATAATAGATCAGGAAATAAGAGGGGTTCCCCACCAGTAATCATAATCTGGGTGTATGCACCTTCTTTGATATTTTGTAGCAATTCAAAGATGTTTATAGTTCCAAAAGGTTTGATATCATTATTACAGCATCCAACACAATTCCTTGTGCATATCTTTGTGACAAGTAACCTTAACTTTCTCATACCCCTGTACTCATTCCAAGTAGTCCATAGAATTCAATACGGCACGAAGTGTGATTCATAAAGTCCCCATAGAGAGAACTTATAAAACATTTGTCAACATAAAATACGACAGCCACTCCTTCCGTTCTATCATAGAACTTGTTCAGTTCCTCGGTAAATTTACCTGCAAAATTTCGTAGCAATTGAATGTTATTCTTCCATCCCTCCGTTGCATTTACATTCATAAATTCTACAACGAAATGATCCAAGTCTGTTAGATCATTGTCAGTAATTAAACCAACATAGATTGGAAATCCCCAATGGGTGTATTTCCTAATCACAAGTGGACTGTAATGCTTGTCCACTAACTTCGTAAAAACTCTGTCATTGTTGCTCTCCATAACCACTAAATATTTTAGATTTATCAATGTTGAAATACTCACCTAATTGCCAAAGTGTTTCTTTGGACATTCCCAACAAAGGTGCATAGAGTTTTATTTCCATGCTACCATTTACTTTTAAAAGTTCGTTCATTTTGTAAACCCACTCTTGGTAACAATCAGGGAAGAACTTTTCCCTGTCTTCGTAGTTGGCTCCGAACCAAATGACACTTGTCTTTCTACTTTCAGCAAAGGACGCAGCCAAACCTACAAATATTAAGTTTCTAGCAGGCACATGAAATGGGGAAACATTTTCATAGCTTCCCTGCCCATCTATAAGTACAGATTGAGCAGGTAACTCAATCTTAATAATACGGCAGGGAACAGACATTTCCCTGCACATGATTTTTGCACACTCAATTTCTTTAATGTGCTTTTGACCATAGTCAATTATCAAACAGTAAGGCTTCAGCCCTAACATACGAGCCATCCAAATCAGTATGGCACTGTCAAGTCCACCACTGTACAAAATTACAACTTCTGTAGAATTCATTGTTTATTCAATTATACGTTTAGACCACTTATTTTTATCAATGTGAGTTCCCCCATGCTTTACGAATACGTTTCGTCCCATAGAGGCATCTGTATTATTCCAATAATGAAATTGCATAGGATACAACCAAACACAACCTGGACAATCCTTTGCATCTTTCCTAACGGCTTCTCTCCAATCATCAATATGATGAGGTAAGTCAAAGATTGTAAACTGAGGAGTATGAATTCCCTTTCTGTATCCACAAACTCTTAACCTACCATCTGCATCAATAGTAGGTCCCCCATATGGATTACCTCCACAATGCCATCGCATTTGAAGTAGTTCAGGATCTTTGGCTACCATTTCTACAACCTCTGGGCTTTGAAGTATTGATCCGGAGAATGATATTACCTCATTCAATGTAGATTGAATCAAAGGATAATCGGAAGGTTGAAAAAGTAAATCACTAATTACATTATCTTTGGGAAAGAAATCAAACTTCCCATCTTTATTCCAATGAATAAAGTTTATGGCATAGAATACCTTTAACTCAATCAATTGTTTTGCAAGTGCTAGAAGGTATTGTAGATTCTTTCTATGCACTGTAATGGTTGCGTGCGTATCTACGAAAGGATAGTTTTCTTTCACCCACTTGAATCCCTTATAGGCTGACACGGATTTATAAAATGAATCATCCTGTATTGTAAATCCTGGTAACACAGGATAATCCATACCACAGGATAAGTTATCAAGGCACTCTGAAAAGAACCAATCTCGGTATTTGCTAAATGTAGGTTCTGGACAGGTGGTATAAAGGGCGTACGGGACCTTATTCCTGCCTAGGATACTTAGGATCCGGTGCCCTAACAACCACGTCTCATTTCCAAGGATAAGGTTAAAATCCACACCGAGCTCTTTAAGTATGTAAAAGGCTTCGATCCAAGACACTACATTCAACTCCTTTCCAATGTCTTTGGCATCCCGTAACGCACAGTAACTGCAATGTCTGGGACACCTGCGAGTTAAATATGTAAGTGAGTTTATCATAAAGATACTCCTCCATCAATTACAATGTTGGCTCCTGTCATATATTGTGTATGCCAAATTAAGTCAACAACGGGGGTAATTCTTTTAGGATCTTCTTCATACTTCATTGGGATGGTATGAATTAATTCTGTGGGGGTTGGTTCAGCCACCAAGTTCGTAGCAAAGAATCCAGGGCTTATACAATTGACACGCACTTCTGGTGCCCATTTCTTAGCAAGACTTTTGGTAAGAGATATGACTGCTGCCTTTGATGCTGCATAAATAGGAAGCTCTGCATCGGCTTTCATTCCCGATACGGAGGCAATGTTGATTATGCATTTATTGTATAATGCACCAAGTATTTCCTTTTCCAAAGAGTTTCTAAATATCTGCTCTGTCAGAGTTTTGATTACCCAATACGTCCCCCAGAAGTTTACATTGAGTATGTCATACTCAGTAAACCTTTCTTCTAAGGGCATAATCCCTGCACAGTTTATCAGTAAATCCAACTCGTTAATTCTTTGAAACAAACTTCGTGACGTACCACGTAACAGTGATAGATCAAGTTCAATGTCAGGTCCCCTTCTGCTCAGTCCATAAACATTGTCAAACTCACCTGAGAGTTTTAAATGTTCATAAATGGCTTCCCCTATGCCAGAGGAAGCTCCAGTAACCAACGCATTACGCATTTGATTGCATATTTATTAATTGTATCAATTCAGTTCGTATTGCATAGTCGTCCAAAAAACAACCTTTAAGGGATGAAGTAATCATTGAGGAATTCTGTTTCTGTACACCACGCATCCTTGTGCACATATGGACAGCCTCAATGATACAAGCAGCACCCTTTGGCTTTAAATATTGCATTAAAGCATCAGTAACCTGTTCTCCAATACGTTCTTGGATTTGTAAACGACGTGCATAAATATCTACCAGTCTAGGTAGTTTGGATAAACCTATTACCTTTTCGTCTGGTAGATATGCAACGTGTGCTACACCAAAGAAAGGTAACATATGATGTTCACACGTGGAATAGAGTTCAATGTTCTTGCAAACAACCAATTGACTGTACCCATTGGTTTCAGTAAAGGTTGTAAATATACTGGCTACCTTTTGGTGGTAGCCAGCATAAATTTCATTCCAGGACCTTACAATCCTTGAGGGAGTTCCTCTTAAACCTTCTCGATTTGGATCCTCCCCCAATTCTTGCAAGATCCCCCGGATCAATTCCTCCTTACTTAATCCCATCGTTGGTGATCTTCAGTTTACCGAGGAACTTTGGATCTTTACTTACCCGGAACTTGACATGGGCTTTCATTGTACTGGGGGTAAACTTCGTTCTCAGTTCTCTCTTCTTACCTTCCTTTTCACAAGTCTTGGCAAGCTCTTCCCAGGTCCCACCTTTCTTAACCAGGTTGTCCATGAATTCGGCCATTGAACCTTCCTTTTTGAAGTTGGGCCTTACACCCTTGGGAGGACCACCTTTCCTTTTCGGTTTTTCCTCTTCCTCCTCTTCCTCTTCCTCTTCTTCCTTTGGAGCAGGTTTACCCTTCCCACCCCTGACAGGCTGGTTCTTGATGTTTTTCTCGTGAATCTTTTCAGCGGCTTCATCTGCTTCGATGTCGTCCAACAGATCCAACATTGCTTCCTTCAGCTCATTGGCTTTCTTGAAAGTGTTAAGTTTCTTCCGGAGGGGTTTGAATTCGTTGTTCTCAGAGGCAATGGCTTTCAGGTCTGCCAGCTTGTCAGCACCTTCCACTTTGTCGTGAAGGGACTCTTCTTCCTCTTCCTCTTCCTCTTCCTCGTTGGCTTCTTCCTCTTCCTCTTCCTCTTCTTCGTCCCCGGCACTCAGTTCGTCAAGTATTTCCTGGGTTTCGTCACTCAGGACGTCTGTCGGTTTAACAAGCGACGTTGCTTCCTTGAGGATCTTTTTGAGTTCATCCTCAGTCATTTTCTTGGTAATCTCGATGTCATTGCCATCGTCATCAACGAGGCCAATAACCTCATTCAGTTCTTTTGCGGCTGCGCGCAGTGCTTTTAAATCCATAAATTTCAAATTTTAATTAAACATTAAATTAATTTAACGACACTTATTATACAAATATTCTTTTGAAGTGTTCTTGTGAAAAATAAAATTTCTGTAAGTCATTCTTTTAGACTCCTTTCTTGTCATCCCAAAGAATGATATGTTCTCGAGTAGAAAAACGAACGTTGTTCTGAATACACATCTCAACAACCATATCACGATTCTGTTCAAGTCGTACTCTTGTGGCCCCCTCTGGCATTAAGATAACCTGTGACCTATGGATAAGTCTAGGCTTAAGAAAGAACTCATCAATTTCTTTCCATTGGTCTTCATTGGAGATTACAAATTTAAACCAAGAGTTTGGTAATTTACTCATATATTGGATTACATCTTTCTTATACCTCTTCTTGGCAGGGATCTCACTATCAGTGAGCTTAGGGGAGTTATTCCAAGTATCAATATACTTACATAAGGAATCAGTGGGTTGAATTACACACTCATTCTCTATTTCGATAATAGGTAGAAATCGAAATGTGTCTTCAAAGGCCATTAAGAACATGGTAAGTCTATATTGCTGAAGTAAAGGGCTGCCTCCAGTAATTACGAAATGATCTCCTTTGGCTAACTTTTTAATTACACCAAATTGAGACATAAGATCAAATAATTCAATAAAGGAGAAAGGAGTGCCCTGTGACCACACGTTGGCTGTGTCACAGTACTTGCAACTGAGTGAACATCCTGAAAGTCGTAAGAATGTGGCCGAACGGCCTATGTGCACCCCTTCTCCCTGTATTGTATTGGTAAAGAATTCAGACACGTTTAGGTAACGATACTTGTCAGATTTCTCCTTACCTTTATTTTTATAATGATCTGCTGGGATGATTTGAACACTATCTTTCATACCGTGCATTTGTTTTAGGAGTTTCACTGACTTCTACAGCATATAACTCTGGAATCTTATCTTCAAATTCCAAGAACAGATAATGAGCCATGTTCTCCGCAGTTGGTACAAGAAGAGGCATCATGACATTTAGAAATTCATGATCCCAATGGGAATCAAGGTACTCCTTTACAACTTTCAAATCTCTGTAATCACGAACAAATCCTTTTTCTAACTTGTTCGATCTTAATTCAACTGTCACAATATAATTGTGACCGTGAATTTTGGAACACGGATGATCCTTTGGTAGATGCTCCAAGCAATGTGCTGCACTAAATTCAAAACTTTTTCTAATTATAAACATGATTTTTAATATTTGGTTAATCGTCAAAATTATGTGATATATTCCAATGCGTTTCAGTCTTATTAAGATTCTGTGTGAACTTCATTGCAAATGATTTAAATATAAATCCTGCTTGCCTTTGCTTATCTTTACCTAAAATAAACCAAGCCTCACCTGCATCAGGATCTTTGTGTGGATGATTAGTTAATCTAAATACACCATTAGCCATTGCAGACATAGAGGAAGCACCTCTCAATCCCTTCTTGTTATCTTTACCTGCGTGGTGTAACAATAAACACGCAACACCTAAAGCCCTAAAGCTTCTAAGTATTGGATTGACTTTATTGTTCCATTCACTATTATTATTTTCATCCTCCAATCCAAACAAAGTACTAATGCTATCCAAAATTACAAACTTATAATTTGGATGAGTTTCAAACCATTTAATTATCTTACGTTGATTTATTTTATTGGATAATTGAAAGGTGTCCTCTGTGTCCAATTGATACTCTGGAATACAGAAGGCTCGAAATCTGAAATCTCCCTGCTGTACTCCTAACCATTCAAACTGTCTTATTCTCTCTTCCATTTCTACCTCACCCAACTCCCCATCAATATAGAGACAACCAGTAGGATTTTTAACTTGCCAATTTCCTATTTGACATTCTGATCTGTCAAAGTTTCTAACACCTAACAAGTAACCAATTGCCATTGCCAACCACGTTTTACCTGAACCTGGGGGACCATATAAGATATAAATTTGTCCTTCTCTTAACCAAGGTTTCATTAATAGTGTTGGTTTCTTTCTATCTATCTTTCTAATTTGTCCAATGGTTCGAATATGCGTATTTAAACTTTCAGAAACAAAACCTAATGGTTTAAATTCAGCTGCCAACTTTTCAGCCTTATCTGTTTCACCTTTTTCTAACAGGGCTTGAATTCCCTCGGTATGTTTTTTAAGGTGTACTTCATTAAAGTGCTTTTCAGTTTCGGTAAGTAATAAGTCTAAGTTGAAATCTGAATTCTCATATTCCTTACTTAAACCTGGAAGAAAGTCGTTCTCTATCTCTTCCGCTAATTCGGGTTGAAGTCTATCAGTCTTAAGTTTAGAATGGTAGATTGTTTCAATTTCCCTACCAGGTGCTTTGTTGTACTTATTGAAATATTCCCAACACCAACTTGCAATGCGTTTTGCTATTGCAGTTTCCATCAAATGAATATTCCAATATTCTCTTATCTTTTGACAAAACTCAGTCGAGGTAATTAATCCAATTAATATTTTTCGTTCAATCATATTTAAGGTATATAAACTGCTCCTGTTACTGAATGTCTATACTTTTGTGACTTTGAATCCCAGACATACTTTATTCCTTCATCATAGATTGGAGGTTTGTTTTGAATCAATCCTTTCTTATTTCTTTCCCAAGTTCGAACTGCAGCCTGCCAATCTTTCATTCGAGTCTTTCCAATGAGCCATCCTTTAGACTGATAGAAATCGTAGAACTCGTTTGGGTCAACGAGTCCTCCTCTTTCTTTGCAATAATCGTGAAGCGATTTTTTATCTGGAGGAATTGTTTTTATATTATAGTATAATATACGATTTTTTTCAGCCTTTTTTAGGCTGTTTGCGCTCATATTGCCGTTTTTTAAACTATCTTTTCTTTTGAGCTTCAAACACTTACCATGCTGACCGACGTTTTGGAAATTCAATCCAACTTCACCTCGCAAGTGAAATTTAATTCTGTCTAACTGTTCCATGGATTGTTCTAATCTTTTTGCAATGTCTAACAGATCTTTTTTCACTTGAAGTATTTCTTTAAAGACATTCATAATTCATAGAGAATAAAAAGTCAAAAGGGCCTCGGTGGGGCGGCACCTACTACCCTTTTGACTAATTAACACAAAATCTGAAAAATGAAAATGTAAACTTATTTCAACCATGACCGCCCTCATTTGAATTTAGTTTTTAGAGGTTACAAATGTAAATACTTAAATTTGATTAAACAAATTTTTCATAAAATATTTTTTAACCCCTTCAAACTCTATATTTTATAGGCTGAGAACTCTTTAATGTAGTCTGATATACTCGTTCCGTTCATGTCTTGTCGGTCAGCCTTTCCATTTGTTAATAGAAATACCTTTACTGAGCCTAATCCTCCTAGATGCATTCCAGCCAATAATCCTGATCGTGTAATCTTTATTCCCTTAATAGTCGTTCCAATATAGTGTTCGTATTTCTTTAGTGACATAAGATTTACTTTAATCAATAAACGTAAACATTCCTCTTGCAATTCTTTAGGGAAAATGGAAGGATCCTTTCTAAACTCTGCAGGTTTAATATCATATCCAAGTCTTTGAAGTGTCTTAGGATGAAACTGATAGGCTCCCATACAATTTATTGAATTAATTACCTGCCAATTGTTTCGGCTTTCTTTCCATCCGAGATGCTCTGCAAATAAAGCAAGTTCTCTTTCATACTGTAAGAACTCGTAGAATCTTATTACCTTTACTTCAATGACTTTCTTATCCAGTGGAGGACAGAGTGCCATTCCAAGACAAGTTAAGAATACGAAGAATAACATCATTTTTTTCATCTCTTTTCAGTTTTAGTTTGATTTTCCTTATCTACAAACGACTTATATTTTGATTTGAATTCTCTGTTTAATACATCAAGACGTTCACGATCTCTACAAGAATACTTTTTAATGGCAGTAAACTTATGCTTAATTCTTGTATAATTATGCTGGTTCATATGATATTTATGAACCATTCTATCCAGGGTTTTATATTCCTGTTCGTAGTCCTTTAGGAGGAAGTTCTCTCCATATCTTTTTGCTACACACCATAAAATGATTGATAGCACAATTCCAAAAATTAATAGTCTTAACATTTTTATGATTGTTTAAGTATAGAATCAGTGACAGGACAATTTGGAGTGAAGTATAAAATGTTTCCACTCCTGTCTTCAAACATTATTCTACCCATTGCAGTATCCCAGTACTTTTTGCAACCACAATGAACACACCGGTATCTACGAAAGCCTGGACGAGTTATCCATTTATGCTTCTTTCTGAGTGTTGGTTGAGCAACCACGTACTCCCTGTTTATTTCTTTACGTTTCATCTCGTATAGGTATTTGTTTTTTTACTTCATATCCCATCCAACCTTGCTTACCGTATCGGATGTGAAGGAATCTCATAATATCTTTCTTGGTAAACTTGTAAGGGATTTCAATTACTTCAGTATCCTTTATAGGATCATTCAATGTAACGGTAAGTGTCTTGGTCTTTTTTGTTTTGTTCATAAACTATTTATTTGTTGATTTAACCATCTTAATCTTGGTTTTGTTTCTCTTGGTTTCCACCAATGCGCGTAATCTACGAAGGAAATCCCATCAATTGTAATACCCTTTGATAAATCATTGTGTGTTTCAATTTCCTTTTTGGCCATAATTTTAAGATATTAATTGTTTAACCAAATAATTTGCTTCATTCTGTTCCATACTCCCAGGATCTCCTTTAATGGGAACATGGAATGCGTCAACGTTTCTAACTCTTAATTCGTTCACAAGTGTTTTGGCTTGAACCACTGCCTGTGCATCGTCATCGAAAACGATCGCAATCCTTTTAAACGTTTTTGCCATACATCTGATTTGGTTGTTGGTATATTTAATTCCGAACGTTGCAAAGGAATTACCTCCGAACCTCCAGACATCTGTGGGTCCCTCCACACAAATACCTGTATCTTTCCATGCTTCTTGTTTTCCATATAAAATGTTTTTATGAAATACTATTTCTCGTTCTTTAGGGCACACTAAATACTTGCGAGGGTGTTTATTTGTGATGTCACGTGAAACAAAGGAGACTGCTCGGCTATCCCATACGACCGGGGCTATTATACGGAGCTTATAGGAAAGTCCGTCTAAGAGGCTTACAGGTCCTGTACCAACGACAGCCCAAAGTCTTTGTATTAGGTCTGGGTCGAAGTTCCTTGACTCTAAATATTTTTTATGATATGATTCCAATGGAAATGTACCAGAAGGTAATCGGTATGGTTTTAATCCAGCCTTTTGAAGTTTAGGTTTTGGTAGGGTAAGGGCATTAAGTCCATAGTCTTTAATTAAGGTGGATACTTGATCTCCACTCATATGTAATAAATTGGAAAGAGTTGGAACAATGGGATGCCATCCACATCTCCAACAAGTATAATAATTTCCTTCCAATTCGTAGCCTAAATGATATCCAGGGTTTCCTGAACAGAAGGGGCACTCCACATTGATCCAGCCCGGTCGAGTGTGGTGGTGCCCCTCAGGAGCAATTTCTATACCAAAGTCTTGATATAACTGAACAATGTCCATTACCTTGCGAGTCTGACAAATTCTTTCAGTTCTTCCTTTGTTATCATGTCTTCCCTAAAGAATGCATAAGCATAGGGTTCTCTGTAACTTGGATGAATGTTTCGTAATAATGTCACGTTTGACATTTTCTTTATCACATCCTTTAGAACAATGTTCATGGAGATTGTGATTTCCTCTGCTTCTTTTCTGATTTTTTCTTTCATTTTGTTTCGTGTTAATTAGTTAGACTTATTATACAATTTTAATTTAGAACTTACTTACTGCAGATTGAATCTTATTGATTGTCTTGTTGATTTGTTTTCTGTTGTATCCAGCTTCTCTTAATAATCGTCGAACTGTGAGTCTGGCCTCACGTCGTTTTTCATTGTTATTTGTTGAATCAATCCATTCGTTAGATTGCCCTGCTAAGAAAAAGGAATCCAACAAATGAGCGTGTTCAAATATTATTGACACCTGCTTGTGTATATCCTTTGGTATTTTATCCCAAAGTCTTTCATTCTCATATCCTTTTCCAAATATGGATTCAATATCACATAATGGAGTTTGATATTCATTCTCAGTTCTCCAATAATTTCTGAGTCTAGAAACCATACAATGCCAAGCATAGGTTGACAATTGACCTTTCTTTTTGTTATAGGTCTGTAATGCTTCTAGGTATGCGATTGCACTTTCTTGGAATAGATCATCCCAATCCAATTTAGTCGTTTGATGGAATGACCATGCTACTTTTCTAATCAAATTGATGTCCTTCATTTTTCTTTTAGGTACGAGTTAATTAATTCAGTTAAGAGTGATTCCTGTTCAGTAATTTTACCATCCAATACTGCGTCCAATACTTTTCGTTTGGCATCGAGTATATGGATTATTTTATCTTCAATGGTGCTCATTGCCAATAGATAGTATGCAGTGACATTGTCTTCCTGTCCAATTCTATGACAACGATCTTCGGCTTGTGATAACTCACTTGGAGTCCAAGGCAGTTCTAAAAATACTACATTTGATGCTGCCGTCAATGTTATTCCAACTCCAGCCGCTTTGATGTTCCCCACAAACAATCTTATGTTTTCATTGCTTTGAAACTCATCAATTGCCTTTTGCCTTTGTGTCATATTAACTGAGCCATCTATTTTTACTGCAATATCTCCGAACTCTGTCATTATTTGATCAATGATGGATCTGTGAATGGCAAATACAACTAATTTACCACCTACTTCCAAAAAGTCTTTAATCCAGTTTAAAGCTACTTTCATTTTCCCTTTCACTGCTAATTGTTTTAAAGCAGTGACTTGAGCCAAGGTTTCAGCGTTAGACGCTCGTATGGCTGCTTCCTTGCCTTTTGTTTGTTGAATAAAGGTAAGGAAATCGGTCTCTGCTGCCTTATACTCCCCCTCGTTGTCTATTTGTATGGGAACAAAGGATCTCACCTTAGCGGGGAGTTGCTTAAGCACATCTTTTTTAAGTCTTCGAATCATAATTGATCCAGTTAGCTTTTCATGTAGCTCTTCAGTATGTGAAGCTCCATTATAATCCCAACCATAGCCTGTGAACCTTCGATTACAATATCGTTCCGTAAAAGCCATATAGTTTGGAAACAATTCTGGATTTATGATTCGTATTGCATTATATATTTCAATCGGACGATTTAGTATTGGAGTCCCAGATAATGCAATGACGTGTGGGATTTGTTTTGCAAGTGTTTTGATTGCTTTCGTTCTCTTAGCAGAATTACTTTTGTAATAATGACACTCATCAGTAATTAAAACCTTTGCATCGTACTCTTTTAGTACAGGTAACCAATCATGTAGTATGTCATAATTTATAATGATTATTTCTCCTTCGAGTTCCCATGGATTGGTGCCCATTAGAAGTTCAATCTTTGGATTACGCATCCAATTTACAGCCTCTTTGACCCAATTCAATTTTAATGAAGCGGGGACTACAATAATGGCAGGCCTTTTCCTTGGGTGCATTTGTAACCAAGCCAATGCCTGCACTGTTTTACCTAATCCCATTTCATCGGCTACCAAAGCCCTCCCATTGTTGGCTTCAATAAAAGCAACACCAGTTTGTTGAAATGGATACAATGTGCCTTTAAGTCCTTTCACGTGGACTTTGGACAATTTGACTTTCTTTTCAGAACGTCTGTTCAAATAGTTTCTAACGTTACTATCAAAGTCAAAATCCCATGTTTCTAACGATTTGACATTCTCTGGGTATGGAGGAGCACTCCAACACTTTTGTTCAGGATGCCATTTTCTACCTGAAAGGGTTCTGACTTTAAGTAACAAATCAACATCGTAGGGAAACATGATTTTTAGAACGGTTTCCCCCATGTCATTCTTTGCCAGTTTAACCTGTTTCAAATTTATGTTTTTAATTAAATTTAAAATACAAATGTAAAACAAATTTATTAAATATACAAATTTAATTTTAATTGACTCTACCTCAATTAATTACCACCCGAGTTCATCACAGACTCGTTTTGGTAGGTATCCTATCTGTCTTCCTTCAGTCAAATAGAGAACACTCTCCCCATCTTCATTCTCAGCATCACCTACAACGGCAGTATCACCTATGGTGTATTCAAACGGCCAGAAAGGTTGCATAGCAAGACGAACATCCATATCGTCATCTAAGTCTT